TCGATAGATGTAGAAATCTTCGAAGAAGTAATAATTGAGGAAGCAGCTCGGATTCGATCTCTGCGTGGTCGTGCGACTACGAGAGACCGATTCTTCGTTGCCACCCTCACCAACTCCGCGTGTGCTGAGCGCACCCGGAGTCAAGGCGGATTCATGTCTTGGGCTCAAGATCGGCGTTATTACACCGATCCGGCTCAAGTTTCTAAGGTCACAGGATCTAAAAGATCTGAACCCGTCAATCAAGATAGACTTCGTGAAGTTCTGAAGTCTATCCAAGTTCCTCTCCAAACTATGGATAGGAGCTTAATGCGTCTTGATACGACGTTAACACCCGGGTTACGCTTCATGTGGGGCCTTTCGACCCCGGAGGAGAGATACTCTCTTCCATCGGTGGTATTTGTACCATCGCGAGGCGCGAAAATCCGAGTGGTGACTAAACATCACGCCGCAGACGTAGAGCGAGTTTCACTAATGCGAGACAGGCTTTTACCTATCATTCGATGCCAAAAATGGTTTCTGAATGACACGAGCATCCCTGTAAAACTGGGTGCTCGTCGAGAAGACTTCTTGTTCTTCTCCGTAGACTTTTCGAAGGCTACCGACACCATTACGCGATCCGCGTTTAATGCCGTTGTCGAAGGGTTCGATATTGACCCTACTCGATACCCGATCTTTGGTGGATCGGTTATCCGAGGTCCAGACGGGGATCTAGTTATTCCTGTAAGAGGATGCCCTATGGGTATGCCCCTATCTTGGACCTGTTTAAATGTTATTCATGCTTCGATCATGAAGATGTGTAACATTCCAACGACGAATTATAGAATCAATGGCGATGATGCCTTGGTCTATGCTTCTGAAGCTCAATTCGCGTTGTATAAGCAAGTTTCCAAATTTCTTGGACTTAGCTTAAATATGTCGAAGACTTTCATTTCGAAAGACCGAGCCATATATTGTGAACATGAATATCGCATGTCTACAAGTTCGCGCAAATCAGCGATCATGATTCCCCAGCCTTTTCGGCCCATGGGTTTCTTAAACGCTGATCCGCGGGCATATATCAATGACTCACTGAAGGTATTCTCCAGGAAAGTTGCATTTCGGATCTACCGTTATGCTTTTCACGAGCTCATTGACCTTGCTCATAAGATGGGTGTCGATCCGTTCCTTCCCATTCCTTTCGGTGGGTTGGGGATCAGCCACCTTGCTCCTATGGACAAGCAGCTACGACCATC